GGGTCAATAACTTGATTTGGATCTGATAAAATTTCCTTATCGCTGATTCCAAAAAACAGTCCTCGAAGACCTTTATCAGCAAATTGTTGTAATCTGATTAAAACTTTATCAAATGTTGGACTAGTTGTAAACTCAACTAATCTATCTTTTAATTTGGCAACTGTTTCGTTGAAAGCTTCTTGTGCAGTAAAGTTTTCTTCTAACATTTGTGACATACCATCAGCTATTTTAAGATTAGCTTTTTGCTGTTCAACAAATTTTTGGTTTGCTTCGACTTTTCTTTCAATTTCTCTTTTTTCCTTCTGTAAATCTTCCAGTTCTTTTATATTGTTAGCTTCTTTTGCTGCTGCTATTTCTTCATCTAGTTCTAAAAGTACTTCTTTAAACCTCTTTTCTTGTCTCATTTGGTCTTCTACAATTTTGGTATACTTTTGATAATTTTCTATCTGCTGTTGACCTTGTCTTGCTCTATCTGTTTCTAATAGGTAAGCATCTTGTAGCTCATCGACTGATATACCTATAATATCAGCTAGTGCACCCATTACTACAGGGCTTTTTCTTTGCTCAGCTGTCAAACCTCTTGTTATTTTCATAACTTCCTCTGTTGCTCCAACTATATCACCCTGCAGGGACATCATTCTAGCCTTATCTAAATTTATATCTCTACCCAGGAATAATTCTGCTTCTAATTCTGCATTTAAAGATTTTTCAAAATCAAGTAAATTTTCAGAAATGTTTCTAGCCTGCAGTAAATTTAAACCAAATCTTCTAACCTGGTTTACTGCTTTTGCTATATTAGTATTACTAAATCCTAACGATGCTGCTACTTGTCCTGTTGCTTCACTAACTGAATTCATTAACTGTCCAATAGTTGCAGTACTTTGACCTGAGTTATACAGCTCGTTGTTCATTTGCATTATAGTGTCTATGTTAGTTCTAGAATTTACACCAAATGCTTCTGCTCTTGCTGCTACTTTAGTTGCTACATCATCAGTTAGTCCCATTCTTTTTGTAAGGAGTAGAATTGTTTCTAAGTTTCCTTGACTAAATTGACCTCCTCTGTCTAACTCATTTACTAGCATAGTTTGAGCTGCTAATAATCTTTCAACATTAACATATAGTTTACCAGAAAGTCCTACCATTGCTTGCATTTCTTTCCTCATAGCTATAGCACTATCCCTAGAAATACCAAATTCTCTAGCTATTAGTGTTGTTCTTTTCTGAGATTCAAACATAGCTTTACCCAATGCTTGTACAGCCTGTGCTGCTATTGCTATTAAGGCCAGTGGGCCCATGGCTTTTTTCATCGCAGCTCCAAGTGATTTTGTACCTGCCTGTAGTCCGGACATACCTTTGAGACTATTTTCTAATCCAAGTTTTCTTATTCTTTGAATAGCAGCAGTTCCTTGTAGAATATTACCTTGTTTGTCTAACATCTGATCTGCTAATCCTAACTCTATAATCTTATCCTGTGTAAGACCTTCACCGGTTTCAATGTTAATATCTTTTACTTTTTCGTAATGTATTTGTGATTTACGTGCAGCAGTAGCAGCATCTTGGAATGGTTTAGATATTGCACCTAAACCGGGTATATCTTTAACAAAAGCAGCCATACCGTTGAAGAATCCAACCTTGTTGTTAATTGATTCAGCAAAGGTTTCAAGGTTTTTATACTCATCAACTATTTTATTAAGTGTCTCTTTACCCTCAACTAAACTCTCTGCATACTTTCCTTGTACTTCAAGTTTTTCCTGTTCTTTTTTTAGTTCTTCCTTTTTCTTTTTAAGAGTATCCTGTAGTTCTTTTTTCTCTTTAGCAGTTGCGGTAGTTATTTCGTCCCTTAGGTTTAAAATTTCCTCATCAAGTTCTTTTACAGTAGTTTGAGTGGTGAGAAAATCCCTTGTAGCCGTGAATTGATCACTTTTAATTTGGTACAGCCTATTTTCTTGCTTAATTCTGTCTTTAGTAATACTAACTAAGGACTTATTAGAGGTAAAAACTTTACTCTGTATATCAGCAAAATTTCTCAATGATGTGTTTACAGATTGAAAAGTTTTAGATACTTCAGTGGCACTTTTAGCCATATCCGTTGAGTTATCTGTAGCATTTTTAAAGTCTACACCCAGTTGCTTGACATTATCCTTAGTCGTAAGTATGATATTCTGGAACTCACGTATATTCTTTAATGCTTTACCGTCTCTTAAATAATCAAAATTATCGTTTTCTGCCACTGTATTTCTTTTTTATAAATAGGAAAGACCTCTATTATTTAGAAGTCTTTGTACTATAATTAGGTTTTATATCGGGCCTCTGTATTTTAGCCTTTTGTAAACCTTTGGCTTTTTTCATAGCCTTTTCCTGTTCTTCATTTCTTTTGTCAAAATGGTCTTTTAATTCCTGAAAGGTAAATTTTCTTAACCATATAGGCATATTGTATACATCATTCCATGTATATCCTCCATTTCCGTTAAAAACTATTTGGTGTATTTGACTAAATAGGACATTTCTATAATTAGAGCTTAGGCCAAAAAAAGCCTACCCCCAGGGGTATATCCACTCCTTCCTCTGGGCTAAATTCAGGTTTAAATACCATATTAATATCTGGTGATATTTTAAGTATTTCATTCCTTAGTGCCCTTGCATCTTCTGCTAATAAGTAATTATCAACAAAATTTCTTATATCTGTATCAAGATCTGAGCCATCTACAGATGTTATTACATGTTTTAATCTAGTGGTAACCTCAGGTGAAGCTTCTGTATCTATTTTAGCTAAACCGTCTAATTCCTTATCTATTGCTTTTTCATCAGCATGTGTAAGAATTTTAAAAGTTACATCTATTTTACTTTTTGGTAGAGTAAATTTAAATTCGTTTTTTCTATCTTTAAACAACTCTATATCAATCTTTTTTTCTTCTAATAAACTTAAGTCTATAGTATATTCTTGTCCTCTGTAATTGATAAGGTAATTCTTACCGTAAGCAAGTATTCTTGCTGCTATCATCATTGCATTTTTATCACCTACAAGTAAACTGTTATAATCAACATCCTTTGTTAAAATAAGAGATTGTAAAAGTTTATCGATTACTGTACCGTTTGTAATGTAATTTTGGTTGGTAAGTATGTCTTCTTCCTTAGCAGTCATATATTTCATCTCTAATTCTCCTTTTGCTAATGGAGAATCTTCTGGATATAATAATCCTTTTGATGGTAATACTACGGTTTCTGTTGGTAAATTAAATGTTTTGCTCATAAATAACGTTTAAGTATAACTTGTCTTAATATAAATATACGAATAAAATTTTTCTAAAACAACAAAAAACCCGACTAATTGCCGGGTTTCTTAATAAAGTATGTAGGGTAGCGGTTAGTAATTTAAGATACAGTAGTCCATCGCTACAGTTAACGATACATCAACTACTTCACTATTAGACCAATCATAGTCTCCGAAATCTGCTGTAGTTACGAATCCTCCTTTGATGACCCATTCTCCAACGATATCACCAACTGGTCCTAATATGTTTAATGTTAGATCCTTTTTGTAGAAATCTGAGTATCCAGCTCTACCTGTTACTGACTCATAAGATAATCTTGCCCACTCCATCACTGCTTGTGCACCTGAAGGTGTGATTGGATCATATAAAGTCATTGTTATATCAGCCCATTCTCTTTTTCCTCTAATTTTTCTATAAGAGTTGATGTGGTCTAATTTAATCACCTCATCTGTGAATTCTGGTGCTGATACGTTCTTTACTAAGAATGATGGAATTCCATCTACGTAAAGGACAAATCTATTCTGAACTTTCGGCTCGAAAGCTCTAAACATTATTTCATTTGGATCTAATACTGCCATGTTATGTTACTTTATTATAAATATCTATGTTTCTAATTATGCTCCGAAAGTCGCTCCTGTTGGTTCTACTACGAAGTCTAATACTATAAATTCTGCTGTCTTAGCTGGCTGAATATAGATCTGACCTACTAATTGGTTTCTGTCTATAACATCCGCTGTGTTATTACTGTCATCCATTACTACTCTGTAAGTGTAAAGACCTTGTCTTTGAGTTACTGAATCTAAGTATGGGTTAACTGCTGATAAGAATTTGTTTCTTGTTGTAATCGTATTTTGTTCGAATACTAATGTTGAAGCTTGATCTCCAATAAACTTCTTAAGATCAATTAGTAATCTTCTTACGTTTACTCTATCTAAAGCACTTGCTTTAGTCTGTAATGTCTTTTGTCCAAAGATTGCAATACCTGTTCCTGGGAATGTAGCAATTGGGTTAACTTTTGAATCATATAAAGTATCTCTATC